GCGCGAAACGACCCCGGGTTTTCGCCAGTTTTCTGTTGCTCTGGAGGGTAAGTAACTTGCGCATTATCGGCCAGGAGAAGATTGCCGACGTGCTCGGCGTGGCGCCCAAGACGATCGTCGAGTGGCAGGAGCAAGGCTTGCCGATCGCGGTGCGTGGCAAGCCTGGCGTGCCGTCGGAATACGAGGCGGCCGATTGCGTGCGCTGGTATGTCGAGCGCGAGGTCAAGAAGGTCCAGGGCGAGAAGCCGCAGGACCGGCTGGCGCGTGTCCAGGCTGACAAGATCGAACTCGAGCTGGCTGAGAAGCGCGGCCTGCTGCTGCCGGCCGATCAGATCGAGCCGAAGCTGCGGGCGGCCATGGTTGCCGCCCGTGAGATGTGGCGCAACGAGCCGGCAAGGCTGGCGCGTGAGGTGCCGGGCAAGCCGATCAAGGAGATCGAGGATCTGCTCGCTGTGTCGTATGAGGCCTTCCTGGTGAAGCTGTCGCACTGGAAGGAAGTGCAGGTTGTTTCTGATGATGAGGGTGATGAGTGATGACGTGCATCGTCGCAGTAGCAAAGAGTGGAAACGTATGGATGGGTGCTGATAGCGCTGGCGTTGGTGGCTTGTCGTTGCGCGTTCGGAATGACCCAAAGATATATCGGGTTGGTGAATTCCTGTTTGGCTTCACCAGTTCGTTTCGCATGGGGCAGTTGCTTGGCTATACCTTTGTTCCACCAAAACAGGTCTGCGGTCCAATCGAACAATACATGTCCACGGATTTCATCGATGTCCTACGCAAGACGCTGAAGGATGGAGGATTTGCAAAGGTCGATAGCAGCGTTGAATCTGGCGGAACATTTCTGGTTGGATATCGTGGCCGCATCTTCAAAATCTGTGATGACTTTCAGGTTGCAGAGGGAATTGAGCCATTCGATGCGTGTGGCTGCGGGGAAGAGATAGCGCTGGGAGCTCTGTTTACCAGCCAAGGAAAGGAACCTGGCGAACGAGTACATCTGGCACTTGAGGCAGCAGAAGCTTTTAGTGCAGGCGTTCGCCGTCCATTTATCTGCCGCTCAATCCTGAACCCATGAACTCCCCAGCCGTCACCTTCCGTCACCTCGATGCCTATGACCATGCAGGCGCGCACGGGTGGGCGGCGGCTGCTTTGGATTCAATGCTGGCCCGGGTCTTTGCCGAGCTGGAGCCGCCGAAGCCGTTGTCGATCATCGACTGGGCCGAGACTTACCGGGTCCTGTCGCGTGAAGAAACGAACGACTACGCCGGCGCCTACGATCTGGAAAACACGCCGGCACTGCGGGGCATCCTGGCGGAGTGCAACCCGGCCAAGAATCGCCGGGTGATCGTGCAGAAGTCGGCCCAGCTCGGCTATACCGCCGGGGTGGTCTGCAACGTCCTGGGGTATCACGTCCATTGGGAGCCCTGCGTCCAGGTGGTCATGTTCCCGCGGGAGAAGTCGGCTAAGGATTTCGATGCCGAGAAGTTCTCGCCGATGGTGCGCGCCACGGCGCAGCTGGCCAAGCGCATCCGGCTCAAGTCCCGGAGCGATGGCAACTCAGCCACCCGCAAGCATTACCCGGGCGGCCTGATCAAGTTCGTTGCCTCGAACTCGCCCTCCGATGTGAAATCCACCTCGGCCAAGATCCGGATCGTCGAGGAACCTGACGACACCAACAAGGACGTCAAGGGGCAGGGCAATGCGATCGCCCTGCTGCGGGAGCGCGGCAAGACCATCCGCAACAGCTTCGAGCTGATCGGCGGTTCGCCGACTGCCAAGGGTGCCTCCGAGATCGAGAAGGAAATGCGCACTACCGACCAGCGGCGCTTTATGGTCACCTGCCACGAATGCGGCGAACGCCATGCGGTCGAGTGGGAGCATGTCGTCATCCCTGGCATGAACCTGACGGCAGAAGAGCTGGCTGCGCCGGACGTCGATAGCCAGTGGCCCCAGCGCGAAGTCTATGGCCGGGCCCGGCATGAGGATGCCTACTATGTTTGCCCGCACTGCGGCCTCGTCTGGACAGACGATGAGCGCATTGCCAACATCCGCACCGCTGCCCGGATCGCGCCGTACTATGGCTGGGAGCCGACCTCGGACAGCCCCGACCCCGGCTTCTACGGCAACGAGCTGCAGAGCGTTTTCGACGGCAGCCGCGTGCCGGTGCTGGCCGAGAAGTTCCTCCGGGCACAGTACCTCATGGACCACGGCGACCCGACCGAAATGGTCGCCTTCTGGAACTCAACGCGCGGCATGTGCTGGGAGTACTCCGGCGAGCTGCCCGAAGAGGAAGAACTCAGGAAGCGTGCCGAGGTGTATGCCGAGTGGTCGGTACCGGCCGGCGCCCTAGTGCCGCTGCTGACGGTCGACGTGCAGCATGATCGCCTGGCCGTCACCTGCTGGGTGATGGGCCGGGGCGAGGAAATGTGGCTTGCCTACTGGGGCGAGGTTTATGGCCAGACCGTTGTCGCGCACCAGGGAGCATGGGTCGAGCTGGAGCAGCTGCTGGAAAAGACCATCGCCACGCCGAGCGGTGTCGATCTGCGCATCGCGGCTTGCGGTATCGACTGCTCGGACGGCCAGACCAGCGAGGCCAGCTATGCCTTCGTCCGCAAGCATGACCGGCAGGTCCGTCCCGTCCTGGCCCTGAAGGGCGCGGCCGATGCCGAAGGCCGGGTTGAAATCTGGACCCCGCCGAAGTCAATCGACCCGAACCGCAAGGCCACCAAGGCCAGCCGCTTCGGCGTACAAATCCACATGGTGGGTACCGCGAAGGCCAAGGATCTGATCCTCGGCTGGGCTCAGGAAGGCGGGCGGGTTCGTCTGGCCGGCAACGGGGCAGGGCGCATGCACTGGTATGAGGGCGTCCGCGATGACTTTTACGAGCAGATGCTGTCCGAGATCAAGATTCCCAGCCGGACCAACCCGCGCAAACGCGCCTGGAAGGCCCGCACCGATCGCCGCAATGAAGCGCTCGACTGCACCGTCTACGCCATCTACCTCAGCCGTCACCTGCGCTTGCACCTCAAGCGCCCCGGCATGTGGGACCTCGATGAGCTGCGGCTGCGCCAGGGCACGCTGCTCACACTGCCAGAACCCGTTGCCGTGCCACCACAACAACCAGACCATATTGAGGAAGCGCTCAATATGGTGCAGACGTCTGAACTCGATGACGCCGCGACGGACATGCCAGAACAAACCGTGGCTGATGATTCCGCGCTTCTCCTACAGGCCGCCCGCGCCAAGCAAGCCTGGGATGCCATGATGCGCGCGCGCAAGGGAGGCCAGCGTGGCCGATGATCTGCGGGAAATCATCGATCTGGCCAAGCGGGAAATGCCCGACGTGCCGGCCGAGACATGGGACCGCCTGGTGCGCATCATCCGCCAGAACTTCGGCGCCCAGCGCGCCTACATCGCCAGCCAGAAGAAAGGCCAGCACCTTGCCGCCCTGGAGGCCAGCGGTGAGCAAAGCAGCGAGCGGATATCCCAGATGCTGGGGATATCGGTGCGGTATGCCCGGCAGTTGAAAAAACTTAGATAACGCGTGAATTTTTTAACGAAGGAAACACCATGAACAAGATGATTGCTCTGATTCTTGCTGCGGCTGCAATTACCGGCTGGGCTGACAATAGCGCCCCGGTAAGCACCGGGCCTGATTGCGATCGCAGTGCGTGCGAAGACTTTTCGCCCGGCGATTGTGACCACCATGATTGTGAGGCACGGACTGACAAGCCGCATAACGCCTGAGATAACCGGATCGGACGCAAGCAACGCTTGCGGACGGTCCGGTTGAGCAACGGGTTATCAGGCCGGCAACTACGGAGCGACACATGAAACTTTGGAAACGAGACACAGAAAACTGGACGGTGCGCGAAGTTGAAGGCGAGCCGTGGCCTGGCTACGACAGCGAAGGCCATAAGTGCTACGAGAACACGCACTTTGCAAACGAGACAGATGCCTGGAAATCGCTCGAATCCGAGGCGCGGGCCGGTCTGTCACTGGCGACCCGCAGCTTGATACAGGCAAGGGCTGACGTGACGAAGCGCGAGAAGGAATGCGCCGATGCCGCCATTGCGGTAGCGACGGTCATTCAGACCATGCCTGATAACGAACCAAGGTAAGCGGCAGCTGGAAGCTGTCCGCTTGAGCGAAACGTTAGGACTCAAGGTTGATAAACAAGGAGATTGGAATGGATGCGATGTTCCCGGTTGAGTGGAGATTCGGAGACGACCCGACAGACGGAATTGGTGGGCCTGCGGTTGATGATGCTGGAACGGTCTACATCGTGCGCAACGAGGATGTTGAAGAGGATTGGCCGGATGGAAATTACGAACTGCCGATCCTGGTGCGCAAGACGACGCTTGCAGAGATGGTCGACTATTGCCTTGATGGGTGGAGAAGCGACGGCTACACCCATGAAGATCATGTTCCGGCATCCGACGCGCTGGCGCAGGCATTGCGCGCTGCGGCTGACATGCTCGATGCCGGGAAGCGCCCTAACGCAAAAGTCAGCGGCGCCGGAACGGCGTCCGCTGGACTGCCGGGTTATGCCGGCGATGGGAACGGAGAACGAAATGACTGACTACAAGAGCATGTTTGAGCAGGCGGTACGCACTCTGGCCGCAATTGACGAGGCGCTTGGCATTGGTGATGACGGTTGCGGTGACCCTGACCAGACGCTGACGGCGATTGCGGAACTGAAGGCGGCGAAAGTCGGCGTTGGCGAGACGACGGTAACGCGGGAAATGATCGGAGCGGCGCACGACATCATGCTGGCGCGAGGTGATTTTGTTTTGTCTGCCGCGCTGCTGGAGCGCATCTATCTGGCGATGGAGCAGGCAGCGCAGCCGAGACAGACGCCGTTTGATACCTGCCCGACGTGTGAGGCTCTGGCCCGCACGGTGATGATGGATCAGACGGGCGCGGCATGAGGCATAACGCCTGAGTTAAGCCGTGCCACGAAGTGGCATCGGCTTGAACGAATTGTTGGGCCGCTGGCCCGGAGGAACCATGAAAAATCTACATGTGGCAAAGAGCCCGATCACGAACAGGATTTTCTGCGGAAGCGTGTTGAAGGACGGGATGACGTGGGCAAGCAATAAGACTGACGTTACCGGCGAAGCCTGTGCTGCTGTTGCGCAGCATGTGCTTGAACGAGGGGAGCCAGTCGTAGTTACAGCGAACGGTGAGCCTGAGTACGAAATCACGGTGCGAAGCCTGCGGCCCAACGCGAAGTAGACGGCATTCTCGCCGTCTATTCTGGCCGAGGCCGAGTTTTACGTCATTACGCACCAGTTGTGTGCGACAACATAAAGTAAAACGGAACTTTTTTGCCTAGTTTTAGCAACCCCGCGCGCCCACACTGCGCGCATGAACGAACCCACCACACTACGCGCTGGCGACTCGGCCGCCTGGTCTGAGTCATTCCCCGACTACCCGGCCGGAGCTGGCTGGGTTCTGGCTTACCGCCTGCTCTGGTCATCCGGTACAGCGGTCGATATCCCCACCGCAGCAAATGGCGATACCTATGCTATTGCCCTGACCGCAACTGATACCAAGGATTGGTCAGCCGGCCCAGCCACCCTGGTGAGCTGGATCGAGAAGGGTACCGACCGCATCACGATCGGCCAGAAGGCTGTAACCATCCTGCCGGACCTCACGGTTGCCATCACACACGACGGCCGCAGCTTCAACAAGCGCGCCCTCGATGCCGCGGAGGCTGCCCTGGCTGCCTACCTGACCGGTGGCAAGGCGCTTGTCGAAGAGTACGAGATTGCCGGCCGCCGCATGAAGTTCCGGGACATCAACCAGATTCAGGCCTTGATTGACAAATACCGGCCCCTGGTCGCCAAGGAAAATGCCGCGCTGCTCATGCTGCAGGGCGGTGGTTCGCCAGGCCGGGTTCATTACCGCGCCGGAAAGGGCTGATATGGGCCTGCTTGACTACTTCCGCAAGCCAAAGGAAACCGCTGCCCAGCGGGCGGACTGGCTCAACAACACCGTCCGCAATATCGCCGGATCAATCCAGACCCAGCAGCTCGCCAGCACGCGCCATGCGGCCCGCAGCTTTGCTGCCGCCGAGACCCCGGCCTGGGTGGAAAACTGGCCGACTACGGCCGGCGCCATCAATGAGGACCTGTCCCGCCAACTGCCGACCCTGCGCGCCCGTGCCCGGGCCATGTCGCGCAATGACGAGTGGGCCATCGGCTACATGCTGCGCCTCGATGACGGCGTGCTCGGCGATACCGGCATGCCCCTGCAGATGCGCCTCAAGAAGCGCGACGGCACCTTCGACAGAAAAACCAATGAGCGCATCGAGGCCGCGTTCACCGACTGGGGCAAGGATTGCGAAGTCTCCGGCCTGAGCTGGCGTGCCGTTGAAAGCCTGGCGCTCGCCGCCGGCCCGGAAGATGGCGAGCTGCTCTATCGCTTCCGTACCGGCAAGGGCAAGTACGGCATCCAGATCCAGCTGCTCAACCCCAATCTGCTCGACGTCACCCTCAATCGCGAATGGCTCGGCAACCGTGTCCGCATGGGTATCGAGATCGACAACGATGGCCGGCCCCAGGCGTACTGGATTCGTGCCGTCAAGGCCGGCGAAGAGTTCGGCGATACCCTGACCGTCGGCCAGCATGTCCGCCTGCCTGCCAGCGAAGTACGGCATGGTTTCGTCAGTCGCCATATCGGCCAGTTGCGCGGCTATCCCTGGCTGTCCGGCGGCGCCCGCCGCCTCTGGATGCTGCATGATTTCGAAGAGTCGGCCGCCGTCGCCAGCACCAATGCCGCCAAGCGCCAGGGCTTCTTCACCAGCCTGGAGGGCGATGCCCCGCCGGGATTTGCCGACACCATTGTTTCCAGCGTACTCGAAGCCGCCAAGGCACAGGGCAAGGTACTGACGGCCGAGGAAGTACAGGCCATCACGGCCGCTGCCGAGAAGTACAGCACAACCATGCCGGGCCAGTTCGACACCCTGCCGCACGGCTACGACTTCAAGCCTTTCGAATCCAAGTGGCCCGATGTCTCGGCCGATGGCTACGTCAAGCAGCAGCTGCGGGGCTGGGCCGCCGCGCGCGGCATGTCCTACGTCACCCTGGGCAACGACCTTGAGGCCGTCAATTACTCGTCGGCCCGGGTCGGCATCGTGGCCGAGCGCGAACACTACAAGCGCGTGCAGGGCATCATCCGTGACTGGCTGCATGCCGAAGTGATGCGCGTCGTCCTGCCCTACCTGGTGCTCGGCACGCCTGGCCTTGATGACACAAAGATCGCCGCCTATCAGGATGGTGTTACCTGGCAGCCACGCCGCTGGGCCGGTATCGATCCGGTCAAGGAAGCCACGGCCGACGAGATCAACATCAAAAACCGCACCACCAGCCGCCGCCGGATCATCCTGCAGCGTGGTGATGACCCCGATGAGATCGCTGCCGAAGTCGCTGCCGAAGAGGCCATCTATGGCCCGCCCGATGCACCGGCCCGGCCCGACCCTGCTGCCCAGGATGGCAACACTCCGCCGGACTCGAATGCCTGATCCCCTGCGGAACTTTTTTGCCTATTTTTCAACCCCGCCAAAAACGAGACTACGCGACATGAACACACCGAAACGCTCCCGAGTCGAAGGCACACTGCACCGCCAGCTGCCGGCGACCATCACCATCCGCGAAGGCGATGGCCAGCCGGTCGACGGATCGGTCGAACCTGTTGCCGAGCTGCTGCGCCTCACGATCTCGGCATCTTCCGAAACACCCTACCTGCGCCAAAGCTGGTGGGATGATCCGTGGATCGAAGTGCTCGGCCACAAGAAGGGCGAGTGCGACCTCAGCCGCTTTGAAACTGGCGCCGGCGTCCTGCTTGCCAACCATGATCGCGAAACAGCTGTCGGCGATACGCCGCTGGCAGCAATCGGCGCAATCGAAGCTGCCCGCCTCGTCGGTGGTCAGCTCGAAGTCGATATCGTCATTTCCCGGCGCGATGCCCTGGCCGATCTGCGGCAGGACATCGCCGACAACCTGGTGCGCAATGTCTCCATCGGCTACCTGATCAACGAGCGCGTGCTCATTCGTCAGGGCAAGGATGGCGAGGCCGATGAGTACCGCGTCACCAACTGGCTGCCCTTCGAAGTCAGCCTGGTTGATATCCCCGCTGATGCCACGGTTGGCCTCGGTCGCTCCCTCGATGCACCCGACCCCAAGAATCCTCAGTCCCGCTATCGCGTGATTGATCTCGATGCCCCGTCCGCCGGGGTAAATACCCAAACCGTTCAAGGAGAACGAAGCATGACTACTGCAGTCGAAAACCCGGCGGACACCACCACCGCCCAACGCACGGTCGACGTGCAAGTGATTGGCCCGAACCCGATTGCCGCCGAACGCGCCCGCGTCCGCGTCATCTCCGCCATTGGCCGCCAGTTCAACATGAACGACCTGGCCGACACCCATGCCGACCTCGGCACCTCTGCCGAAGACTTCCGTTCCCTGGTGATGGAAAAGCTCAAGGACAACGGCCAGCTGCGTCTGGCTGAATCGCCGGAAATCGGCCTGTCCGAGCGCGAAGCCCAGTCCTTCTCTTTCTGCCGCGCCATGCTGGCCGCTCAGGACCCGCTCAACGCCGCCAAGATCGCCCCGTTCGAAATGGAGTGCTCGCGTGCTGCCCAGGACAAGCGCGATACCTCCGATGCCCGTGTGAAAGAGCGTGAAACCGCCATCACCCTGCCGGCCGATGTGCTTGGACGTGGCATGGTTGTCCAGCAAAAGGAT